GAGTCTTGATGGCTTTGCTCGTGAACGACTTGGTTGGTGGTCTCCCGTAGTGAAGCACGAGGTGGCTTATGCAATAGATCCACAAGTTTGGAACTCGTGCAAATCCACCGCTCCGAAGCCCGAAGGCAAGACCGCTTACGGCGTAAAGTTCAGCCCCGACGGATCACTTGTATCTTTATGCGGCGCAGTAATTCCAACGGTCGGAGAAGCCCGTATATCACTTATAGAGCAAAAGCCTACGGCAATGGGTACACAATGGCTCGCAGACTTCTTAAATGAGAGATACACGAAAGCGACTTGCGTAGTTATCGACGGAAGAAACGGCGTAGATGTTCTTATAGAAAAGATAGCTAATGTATGGAAATACAAAGGTTCGATAATACGACCGAGTGCGAAAGAAGTAATTGCTTCGGTCAGCGGATTGATAGACGCATTAAATGAAAGAGAGGTCACTTGGTACGAAGGTCAAAATATACTTGACGATTCGGCTAAGACATCAATAAAAAGACCGATAGGCGGCGGTTGGGGCTTCGGTGGTGATAATTCAACGCCCATTGAGGCTTGCGCCCTTGCCTTATATGGAGTAAAAACTTGTAAGCGTGATCCGGCGCACAAAATGAGGATAGGATAATGTTATTAGAAATTAGCGGTTCAGACATCATTAATTTTCCAAAATCAGAGATAGACAGATTTAATGAGCTTTTAGACATCTATAACTATCACGCCGCAAAGAATCAAGAGAAAGATGCTTATTACGAAGGCAAAATATCGTTATCGTCGGTCAATCTTGGTATAGCATTACCCAACGGGCTGAAAGACCTCGAAATCGGCTGTTCCTGGGGTGCTAAGACCGTTGATGTATTAGCGGCAAGGTCAATGTTTGACGGCTTTGTAGGAGCAAATGGAGAGGATATAGAGGGACTTGACGAATTAGTTGTCGGAAACAACCTTATATCTGAGTATATGAAAGCCGCAAGGGATGAGCTTAAGTACGGTTGTACTTTCGCCACACTCTCAAAGAGTAACGATATCGGGTGCAAGATAAGACTTCACTCTCCTAACACAGCGGCGGCACGTTGGAGCGGAGAAAAGAACAGAATAGATTGTGGCTTTGCGATAATCAGCACCGTTCCCGACGATAGCGAGGCGGCAACCTACACGCCGTCAGAGATCAACTACTATACAGAGAGTGCGACTTTCGTTCTCTTTAAGTGGGACGGCTTATGGTACAGTAGAGAGTTCAAACATAACCTCGGTAGACCTCTTATGGAAGCGTTTATTTGGAACGCAACCAGTAACAAACCTTTCGGAAGGTCAAGGATAAAAGAGCCTATCAGACGGCTTATAGACGGTTACGTTAGAACCCTCGCCAATGCGTCAATCGCTTTGGAGTTTTCGACAGCCCCTCAGAAATATATCTTAGGAGTAAACGACGAACAGTTTGATTCGATTACTTCGGATAAATTCAAGGCGTATGTTGGTTCAGTCTTAGCGGCAACGACTAACTACGAAACGGGAGAAAAACCGACAGTCGGTCAGTTCTCTCAGGGTACTCTATCGCCTCATATTGAGATGATAAGAATGTTAGCTACTCAGTTCAGCGCGGCGACTGGATTAACCGTCACCGATACGGGCGTTGTATCAGAGGCAAACCCCACAAGCGCAGACGCAGTATTAGCACAGACGCAGACGCTAATCGGAATGGCAGAGCAATTAAACGCCGGAAACGGAGTAGCACTTCGGAATATTGCTTTAATGGCTATTGCTATAAAAAACGATACAACCATAGAAGACCTTACGGATCAGCAAAAAGCAGTTGTGGCACATTTTAAAAACCCGGCAATGCCAAGCCTTGCATCAACGGCAGATGCGGCAATCAAGATATCAAGCGCAAGAGAAGGCTTTGGAAATACCGACGTATTCCTTGAAATGATAGGGTTCGATAAAGCCGAAATAAGACGCATAAAGGCGCAGGAAGCTAAGACAAGAGGATTAGCCACATTAACGGAAATGGAGACCTAATATGGCGACTATGCCGCTCGAAACGTGGACAAAATACAAAAATCTTTTAGCTCAGATAAGCGACAAAGCCGCCGAAGAGTTCCGTGATGCGGTATGGAACGTAAACGGCAAGTTCGGCGGTGTAGGCCTTGCCAACATCGACAATAACGAACTTGTGGATTTTGCTTATGCCTTAGTCACTAAGTATTCAGAGGCTTCAAGCGCCGCGGCGTGTATTTTCTATGACGAATTAGCCGAACTATCGGGGGCGATATTACCGCCCTCAATACCGGCAGAAACAGCCGATATATCATCAGTTGCAAAAGCCGTGAACTTTAGCAAAAACGAAGAGCTTGTAAGTGGAGCTATCAGCCGATTAGTAAAGCAAGCAGGGCAAGATACAACCTTGCAAAATGCACTAAGGGACGGAGCGGAGTTCGCTTGGATTCCCTCGGGTGACACTTGCGCTTTTTGCATAGCCTTAGCGTCGAGGGGTTGGCAGACAGCCTCAAAGGACGCGATTAAAGGTGGACACGCCGAACACATACACGGACATTGTGATTGTGCTTATGCTGTCAGATTTAACAATAGAACAAACTACGAAGGGTACAATCCAGATAAGTACAAAGAAATGTACGATAGCGCAGACGGTTCAAGCCCAAAAGACAAGATAAACTCGATGCGGCGTGAAGCATACGCAGAAAACAAAGAAGAAATAAACGAACAAAAGCGTATTGCTTACGGCAAAAGGGTAGAGCTTTTAAACTCTTCCAAAGCCGAAGAGATAAGAGTTAATTAAGCACCTTAACGGGTGCTTTTTTAATACAAAAAAATAGCAACTCGTGCTAAGAAACGAGGTTTACTCGAAGGAGGTTTAAATGGAAACTGAAATCCTAACAAATCAGGAAACGCAGAACACAGAGAAGACATTCACACAAGCTCAGGTAGACGCAATAGTCCAGGATAGACTAAAGCGAGACCGTGAGAAGTATTCAGACTATGACGCTTTAAAGGAAAAGGCGGCGAAGTTTGACGAAATCGAAGCGGCTAATAAGACGGAGCTTGAAAAGGCGACAGAACAGATCAAAGCCTTAACCGCCGAACTTGACGGAATAAAAAAGGCTGATGAACTACGTGTTATGCGTACAAAAATCGCAACTGACAACAATATTCCCATTGAACTTTTGACAGCCACCACAGAGGAAGAGTGCATAGCTCAGGCTGAGAAAGTGAAAGAGGTTCTTTCCGCAAGCGGTATTCCCGTCACAATCAACGACGGCGGCGAGATTTCTAATAGTCCCGGACGCATCTCAAACGGAAAAGCCTTTGAGCAATGGGCTAAAGACAAAATGTAAAAGGAGAAAAACAAATGGCAGGAACAGCAACTAACAGAAGTAACGTAGACCTTCCCGTAGAGCTTTCAAGAGAGATTATTCAGAAGGCGAAGGAAAGCTCAGCAGTAATGACACTCGCAAAGGAGATTGCACTTCCCGGAAGAGGAACAGCAATCAACGTAATCGTAGGTGATCCCGAGGCAGCTTGGGTTGGAGAGACCGAGGCAAAGACCGTAGCCAATCCTACACTCGCAACAAAGGTAATGAGAGCATATAAGCTCGCTGTTATCGTACCTTTCTCTAATGAGTTCAGACGTGACCTTTCCTCACTCTATGAAGCACTTGTTGAGAGACTCCCCGGCGCACTTGGAAAGAAGTTCGATGAAACCGTATTCGGTAAGGTAAACGCCCCCGGATCAGACTTCGACACCTTCGCAAGCGTAACGATGCAGAATCTTGATACCAACGTATACCAGGGACTTGTAGCGGCAGATACCGACATTTCAACCCACGGCGGCGTAGTAAATGGTTACGCTATCAGCCCTCAGGGAAGAGGAATCCTTCTCGGTGCTACTGATGATAGCAAGAGACCTCTCTTTATCAATAACACAGCAGAGGGAGCTATCCCCGTTATCCTCGGTGCTAAGACCGTAACCGCAAAGGGTGCATACAAGGCAGGAGCTTCCGCAAGCGCTCCTTCCCTTGTCGGCGTAGCAGGTGACTGGAGCCAGGCAATGTTCGGTACTGTTGAAGGCGTCAAGATTGATTTCTCTTCCGATGCAACTCTTGACCTTGGTAGCGGTAACGTAATCAACCTCTTCCAGCAGAATATGTTCGCAGTAAGAGCAGAAATC